CGGAGGATGTCGACGGCGCGGTCGGACAGACGCTGCGCCTCGGTCGCGTCGAAGGGCACCGCCTCGTGGTGCAGCGCCAGCGTGTCCCGGTTCAGCGCGGTGAGCAGCGCCACTTCGAGTTCGAGATAGGCCATGTAGAGCTGCACCTGCGCGAAGTAGATCGGCTTGGACTGGCGCAGCCCGTGCTTGACGAGGTCGTTCCACGATTTCTGGCCGAGCGCCTTATGCTCCCAGAGCGAGGGCCAGCGGATGCCGACATCGGGCCCGGCCACGATGACGCCGTCGGCATGGCCACGCAGTTTTCCGCCTACTGCGGCAAAGCCGAACTGCACGCCCTCGGCGCCGCGATCGCGCAGATCGAAACCCGCCTGGCGCAGCCAGCGAATGGACAGCGTCTCGAACTGGTGCCCCGCGTCGAAGATGCGGAGAATGCCGCCATCGAAGTCGCGGTCGACGTCCTTTGGCGTGTGCGTGATCTCGTAGACCAGCTTGCGCGCGCAGGCTTCGCCGACCCGACTGCCGCCGAGATAGTCGCGCGGCACCTGCTGACGGTTCCGCGCGACCAGCGCGGCGTCGACGTGCACGTTGATGCGCGCGGTGGTGTTGGCGGTGTCAGCTGCGACGCGGCCGTAGACCAGCCCGGAGCCATGATTGAGATCGAGCATGACGCCGACGCCTAAAATGGAATCGGGTCGTCGAGCGGATCCCGCTTGGCGGCCTGGCGCTGCATGGATGCCTGGAAGCCATCGACACAGGCCTCGATGATGCGATCGATCTCCATCGCGCTGCGGTCATGGAACGGCGCCATGAGATGCAGCTCCACCAGCACCGCGGCGAGCGGGCGTCGCGCGTCCTTCACCGCGCGCACCTCCATCGGGGTCTTGTCGATCACGCCGCCGCTCCGCCGCGCCAGAGCGCTACCGGCTTCGCAGCAGCGCATCGAGCAGAACGACAGCTTCGGATGGAGACCGACGCGAAGCTCATGCACATAGCCGAAGCCCTTCGCCTCGCGCCGGCACAGGGCGCAGGTGAGGCGGCGGACCTGATCCGCCGGGGTGCACCCCGGGAGGGGCGGCGGCGGCGTGGATGCCGCGGGGCGCGGTGTCGGCCGCGCCCCCGCCCAGCGTCGTCGGGCCATGCCGTCATCAGCCGTTCAGCCAGGCCGGGCCGCCCGAGATGGCCGCTGGGGCCGGCGGCGGCGTCTGGGCGGGGGCGGCTGGCGCCGGACGTTCCCAACTGCGGGTCGCCGCCGCGGGCACCTGGGACGCGGCAGGCGTGGCCCAGGCAGGCGCCCCGCCTGGTGCGACCGCGGCCGCCGCCGTCCGCGATGCCCGCTGGGTGGGTGAGGCCGGCACCGCCTCGCCATCCATGATACGCCGGTACTCCGGCTCACCGGGCAGCACCACGCGGTCCAGGCGGTTGCTATCGCTGTAACGCGGGTCGTCGGCAGGCTCGACCCGCACCTTGGCGGCGAAGGTGATGCCATGCAGGTCGGCGAGGCCCCGTAGCATGCGCTTGGCCTTGGTCGCCTCGCCCATATCTTGCGGATCGAGGCTGAGGGCGCTGTCGATCATCGCCCGGAAGATGCCCTTCGAGATCTTCCAGCCGATGGAGACACCCTGCTCGTCGACCTTCCCGCCGATGACGGTGAAGGTCTGCCAGAACTTGCGGCGAATGTGCTGGCCGGCGATCACCGTGAACTCGCAGTCCAACATCTTCACGTCGCTGCCCGGGCTCTTGGTCGCCTTGAGCAGGCCGCGATCCGATTCGCCCTGGCCGTCGAGACCACCCTTGCGGATGGCCATCGTCACCTTGACGAAGCTGCCGTCCGGGATGAGGTCGGAACCGCGCGGCAGTTCGGCATCGTTCATGTCGTACATGGGCATCACCCCCGGGTGCTGGCTTGGGCGTTGATCTTGCGAAGCAGGGCGGCGAGGTCCGGCGGCTCGGTCTCGTCGAGCCGGCCGGAGCGGTCCTTCGCGGGTAGGCCGAAGGCATTGCCGGCGCGGCAGACCAGCCGACGCTCGCTGCCGCGCTCGGGGTCGTGGCGCCAGGCGTCACCGTCGCGGGAGAACAGCGCCATCGACACCACCTGATCGACGATGCCGGGGAGCTCGCGCGCGGCCTTGCCGCCTTCCATCTGCGGCTGCCAGGTGACCTTGCCGAACTCGTCGGTGACCTTCTCCAGGATGCCGACCATGATCGTGGTCTTGCCCGGCGCGTGCTGCAGGTGCTTCAGCAGGCCGATGACCTCGCGGGCGAGCAGGCCATAAGCGCCGCGCGTGTCGGGCTTGCCGGTCTTGTCGGAGAAGGCTTCGGGCCGCGTCTTGGCCCAGGCCATGGCCTGGTGCGTGAGGTCCGTGATGCTGTCGAGGAAGACAATCGACTTGCTGGCGATCAGCCGCACCAGGTCCGGATGCGCCGCGGCGAGGTGCTGATAGTGCCCCTCCGAGAAGAACCCTTGCGGATCGGCCGCAGGATTCACGCCCCCGACCAGGCAGGCGATGTCGATCGCATCCTCGAAGCAACGCACCGGGATGCTGTCGCCGCGCCAATCCTGCACCGACTTGAGGCCGGCCTCGAGATCGATGCAGATCGTCTCCGCCGCGGGCAGGGTCTTGAGCTGCGTGGTCTTGCCCACGCCGCTCGGACCGAACAGCGCCATGGTGGTTTTGTTGGCCGCTCGCGATAGGCGTTCGTCGGCAGTGACGATGCGCAGCGCCATCAGCCGTTCCTCACCAGGGCTGCGGGGACGCCGGTATGCGGACTGTCGCGCAGCTCGTTGTCGGAGAGGATGGCGAGGCGATAGGCAGGCTTGCCGGTGCGCACCGTCCGTGCCGGCTCGAAGGCGCTGCGAATGCGCTCCGGCCAGGCGGCATAGGCGCGCTCCGAGACCCGGAAGCTGACCTCGACATATTCACCAGGATTCTCGCCGCCGGCGCGGATCTGCTCGGCGAGTGTGGCCAGCTGGGGCTGGTTCCATTCGACCTTCTTCGGCAGGTCGGCCGTGACCTCGACGGTGCCGTCCACAAAGTGCACCGTCCCGGTGTCCTTACCGGCCACGGCCCGCGCGGCGACGGCACGCTGCTGGTACCGCAACGCGATCGCCCCCTCGACCCAGTCTGCCGTGCGCTTGGCAGCCTCCAGCGCCTCGCGCGCATCCGCCTGCAGCAGGGCGAGGTGCTCGGACGGTAGGCCCATAACGTCGCCAACCGGCAGGCGGCGGACGGCATCAAGGGTGAGACGGTTCGGAATGGACGCGGCCATCATGCGGCCTCCAGCGACAGCGGCGTTGCGGATGCCACGAAGGCTGCCGCCGGAAGCGGGGGGCGTTGCATGCCCGCCGGCGCGGGCATGGACAGCAGTCGCGCGCGCAATTCGGCAGGGATGTGCTCGATCGGGATCCGCTGCAGCGCGCGGCGACGCAGCGTCAACGGATCAAGGTCGGCCTGCTCGCACCAGGCTTCACGGGCGCCGGTCCAGCCTTCGCCGTCGTCGAGCAGGAAGCGGACGGCTTCCTCGCGATCGCGGGGCTTGAGGCCGGGCGTGAAGACCTGACGGCGCCCGTGCGCGCCTTGGATGATGCGTGGTTTGGCCAGGCGCTCATTGGGCGTGATGGCGTCCTCCAGCGCGCGATGGATGACTGCGGCGGCGAGTTGGATTTCGGACATGCAGGATCGTGCGGACAGCATGCGTCATGCTCCGATGCGGGCGGTGGCGGGATGGGGATGTGCGAGGGAGCGGCGCGTGAAGCGCCGGACGGCTATCCGTCGTCGGCCCGCGAAGTGGGCGGCGTGCTGCTGACGGGGGACATACCCACCAGATCGGCTGCGGTGAGGACGATCCCCTCCGCCGTCGCCATGGCCAGCAGGCGCTGGTGATACTTCGCCGGCACCAAGCCGTCGCTGCCGCCGCGGTGCCGCGGGAGCGCCCAGCGGTGGACCGCACTGCGGTCGAGGCCGAGGCGGCGGGAGAGTGGTCCGGACCCACCAAATCGTGTGATGATCGTGCTTGCGGGTTCAATCATGAGTTGCGCTTAACCAGCGCGCCGCACGCTGGGCAATGCACTATTCTCGATAATTCCGCATGAGAGATCATGTGTTGCGTTTCTCGCAACATCGTTGCTCTCATTCATCGGTGACACGTGTCGCCGCGCGGCCAGAATGGAGTGAGCCGATGGGCCGAATGCGCCCCGCCCCTGCGCCCGAGGCCCCCTATTCGGCCTTGGTCACGGTCGAGCAGATTAAGGAGGGGCTTGCACGCCCCGGCAAGTCCCAGAAGGGGCTCGCCGCGGTGCTCGGCGTCGACAACAGCACGGTGAGCCGTCTGCTCACCGGCAAGCGTCCGCTGCGCGTGCACGAGGTGCCGCAGATCCTGGCCTATCTCGAATCAGGCGGGGGATCGGCCACCGGTCGAAGCCGGGCAGCGATGCCGGATATCGTGCAGATCGGCGGCGACCGATACGCGATGGTCCCGGTCTATGACGCCGCGTCGCCCGTGGCCGGCGATGCTGGACTGCCTGAAGCGCCGGTGTATCGGACCGCGTTCCGCGTCGACTGGCTCCGTCAGGTCTCGCAGGGCGAGATCGGCGACCTCATCGTCGTGGTGATCGACGGCGATGCGATGGAGCCGACGCTACGCCACGGTGATCGCGTCCTGGTGGACATGGGCCGCCGGCGGCCACAGCAGAAGGACGGCATCTATCTGCTCCGCACCGCGGGTGGCCTGCAGGCCAAGCGCGTCGCTGCGAATCCCCTCACCGGTTTGGTCACCGTCATCTCCGACAATCGCGAGCACTACCCCTGTTTCAGCGACCTCCAACCGGACGACATCACCGTGGTGGGCCGCGTGACCTGGCTCGGGCGGCAGGTCGGAGCCTGACGCCGAAAATCGCTGCAATGAGTGCATTGCGCGG